ACTTACCAGTTTGGTATTGAAACTAAAGTTAGATGTGAAAAAAACCAAGTTAATGGTATTGAGGAACATGGAAAGTTAGCATCAACACCACATGGTTATTGGAATCCAACTAAAATTGATGATTATAAAAAACAACACAAAGATTATATTCTAAAAAGGTTAAACACAACCCTTGATGATTTTGTAATCGAAAAAGAAGAGCAAGGGTTCGGTATGGACGACCTTGGAGAGTAAACTATTTTATTAACATTCTAATTAAGATGAATGAAAAGAAGACCACCCAAGAATGGACAGGTAGTACAAAGTAAAAATGTTTTATTGGTAGACGGTAACGCCCTTTATAAGAGGGGCTTTATCGGTGCCAGAAACGAATACAACAGAAACGGCCAACATATTGGCGGTATATACCAATTTATAACAGTATTAAGAAAATTAATTGACGAAAATCTTTATCATAAGGTTTTCGTTTTTTGGGATGGTGAATTCTCTGGTAAGTTAAGATGGGAAATATATAAAGACTATAAAAGTGGTAGAGGGAAAGACTATATAAATGGGACTAAACCTGAAGACTTAGAGGAGGTTGCACAAAGAGGTGTAGTCTTTAATTACTTAGAGGAATTATATATTCGACAATTAGTTGATGAAAAAGTTGAAGCTGATGATTTTATTGCTTATATTTGTAACACAAAAAAAGAAAATGAAAAAATAACTATAGCAACAAGCGATAGGGATTTATGTCAGTTAGTTAATCATGATGTTAGAATGTATTTACTAGATTTAAAAACATATATTACGCATAATAATTTTAAAGATTATTTTAAACATCATTATGAAAATGTTGCGTTAGTTAAAATACTTACAGGTGATGTGAGTGATAGTATTAAAGGTGTTAAACGTCTCGGTGAGGAAACCCTTATTAAATTTTTCCCTAAGATTACTGAGAAAAAAATGGAGCTATATGAAATAATTGAAAGAGCTAAAGAATTACAAGATGTTAGATTGAGTGAGAAAAAGAAACCTCTCGCTGTACTAACAAACATCATTAACGGAACAACGGATGGTGTTCAAGGAGACCAATTATATGATATAAATAAAAAATTGGTCGATTTAAAAAAACCTCTTCTAACTGAAAGTGCTATCGAAAATATTAATCAATTAATAGATAACCCACTTAGTGATGATAGAAGTATAAAAAACGTCTATAAAATGCTTAAAACAGATGGCATTGATGTCATGTTAGGTGAGAGTAGATATGAAAATTATCTTTTACCCTTTAAAAAATTAATAGAAAGGGAAAAGAAAAATAATGAAATTTTAAATTAAATTATTATTTATGAAAAACGAAAAAAATAGAAAAAAGAATTTTTGGGAAAACTTTAGATTTGAGTTTGTACTATATATTAACAACGGAAGAAGAGAAGAGAGTGACCACATTATTTGTCAAAGGTTATTCGATGTAAAAGGTTTTAACGAAGAGGTGTTATCTTCTTTAGAATTAAAAGAAGTTATGGATGAAATAGCTGGCGTTCACAACGGTAGGTATGGTGACATGGGACTAATACCAAAATTCTTTAAGGAGCAGTCCAAAGATGTTTGTTGGAAACTATACAAACCATACTTAGTTAGTAAAAATGAACCTGGTAGAGATATCTTTGAAAATGAAGATTTATTTACTTTTGAAATTAAGTTAGATAAGAAAACAATTGCTAAATCAGTCTTCTCTGGTAATTGGTTCCAGACAGATGTTAGGTATGCTGTAAATATTAGAAAAATTATACCTACAATTATTGAAGAAATTCAAAATACTTTTTCACAAAAAGCCTATACAACTACGTATGAGGGGTATGATTTAAAAAAGGTAATTGAAGAGGTTGACTTTAAAGTTGATTAATATATTTATTAAATACAAGTTTTAAAATGAGCAAAATAAATAAAGACAATTTAGGTTATTTAGGTAAGGATTTTCAGTACCGACTTATACAACAAATAATAGTTGACCCAAAATTTGGTGAGTCAATTATTGACATATTAAAACCAAATTATTTTGATGATAGTTTTCTTAAAGCTTTGTCTAGTGAAATAGTTAATAACTATGATGAGTATGGTAATATTCCAGATATTAACAACTTAGAATCCATTATATTATCTACAGCTAATGATGATATAGATAAAAAAATGTATGAAGACCATTTAGATATGGTTAAAAATGCTAATCTTAATAATGGGTTAAGAACACAAGACACTGCAATGAAATTCTGTAAACAACAAGAACTTAAAAAATCTGTTGTTGAGATACAAAAAATTATTGATAAAGGTGATTTAGAGGATTATGTTAAATGTGAAGAGATACTTAAAAAAGCGTTAGAGGTTGGTGAAAACAAAGATAGTGGTATTGATGTCTTTGAAGACATTGAATCTGTATTAGAAGATGACTTTAGAAGCCCTATCGCAACTGGTATTAATGGTTTAGATAGTTACATGGATGGAGGACTGTCTAAGACAGAGCTAGGCGTTATTTTAGCACCATTCGGTGTTGGTAAAACAACCATGATGACTAAATTGGCTAACCACGCTAAAAACATAGGTAAGAACGTTGTTCAAATATTTTTTGAGGATAACCCTAAGGTTATTCAAAAGAAACATTTAGCTTGTTGGGTTAACTTGGAAGATGATTTAGACCTAACACTTAATGAATTAAATGATAATAGTGAAACGGTGTTTAGTATAAAGGATAAAAGATGTGACCAACCAGGTAACATACAACTTAAAAAGTTTCCTAGTGATGGAACTACCATACCTCATATTAAACAATACTTAAAAAAGTTAATATCAAAAGGGTTTATGCCAGATGTGGTTTTATTAGATTATATAGATTGCGTTCAATCAACAAAACAATATAAAGAAAGTTGGGATGCTGAAGGTAACGTTATGAGGCAATTTGAAACTATGTTATCAGAAATGAATATAGCTGGTTGGACCGCAGTACAAGGTAATAGAAGTTCTATAGGTGCTGACAAAGTAGATGCTACAATGATAGGTGGTTCTATTAAAAAAGGTCAAATTGGACACTTCATAGTATCTATTGCTAAAACTTTAGAACAAAAAGAAAGTGGTCACGCAACAATGGCTATATTAAAATCTAGATTTGGTAAAGATGGTATTGTTTTCGAAGATATAGTTTTTGATAACGGTAGAATAAAAATTGACATGACTGAAGGTGGTGAGCAAGGAAAGACTTTCTTACAGACAGATGAAATGAACCAAAAGCGAGAGGTCGAGAGAGCTAATTCATTAAGAGTAGCTATGTTGAATAGAGTTAGTGGTGATACACAAAATAATAATAATAATAATTAAATAATTATATAAAGTATGTATTTAAAAAATTCAGATACGGAAAAAAGGTATTCCATTTTTCCAATTAAAAATCAAGACTTATGGGACGCATATAAAGCGGCTGAAAAACAAACGTGGGTAGCTGAAGAGGTTAACCTAGCACAAGACGATTATAATTCATTAACTAATGGTGAAAAGTTTTATTTAAAAAATATATTAGCATTTTTCACAATATCAGATGGTTTAGTTATTGATAATCTATGTGATAACGTTATAGATAACGTTGAAATTGCAGAAGCTAAATATTATTACAACCACCAGATGTTTATGGAACAAGTTCATGCTAACGGATATTCCTTATTGATTGACACTTACATTGAAGACCCACAAGAAAAGTCTGAATTATTTAATTCTATGTTAACAAACGATGCTGTAAGAGCTAAAGCATCATGGGCTGAATATTGGTTAAATAATGGTACTTTTGTTGAGAAATTAGTAGCATTCGCATGTGTTGAAGGTATTGCCTTTTCATCTGTATTCGCTGGTGTATTCTGGTTTAGAAGTAGAAATAAAATGCCAGGTTTAGCTGAAATGAATGAATTAATTTTAAGAGATGAATCATTCCATTACGAATTCGCATTACAGATGTTTAAAAACTATGTTAAAGATGAATACAAACCTTCACCAGAAAGAATTAGAGAAGTTATATTATCTTGTTTTGAAACTGAAAAAAGATTTGTAAACGAAAGTTTACCAGATGGGTTGCAAGGAATGACTAAAGAAATGATGGGTAAATACGTTGAGTTTGTTACCGATATCGTACTTAATGATTTTCTTGGGGAGACAAAGTTTAACACAAAAAACCCACTTGACTTTATGAAAAAGATTGGTTTATCATCTAAAAATAATTTCTTTGAAAGAAGAACTGGTGGTGGTTACACAAGAGTAGACATCCCTACTAGTAATGTAGGTATTTTTGATGATGCAGATTTTTAATCTTAATTAATATATAAAAAAATAAATTTATGAAAATTATAAAAAGAGACGGTAGCCGTCAGTCTTTTATGCCTAATAAAATTTTAACTAGGATTAAACAACAATCTAAAAATTTAAACATTAAGGCAGATAAACTATTTCAAAAAGTAGTACCTCATATTAAGGACGAGATGACCGCTACAGATATTGATGAGATTATCGCATTCCAGTGCGCTGACCTTCAAATTGAGCACCCAGATTATGCAATTCTAGGTGGTAGAATATTAATATCTAGACAAGCCAAGTTGTTAGAGGTTGAAACAAAATTAGTTGACGAGAAATTTGACTCGTTTGCAGCATCAACTTTCCTACAAAAGTATTCTAGAAAAGATGATAATAAAAAACCAGTTGAGATACCATCAATGATGCATAATAGAGTAGCTAATCATTTATATCCAGAATCATTTAAGGATAGAAGAAAGTTACTTAATGAATTATATGAAAAGAAAGTTAATTTTGCTACACCTATTTTATCAAATTCTGGTATTGAAGGTAGAAACGGTTTAATTAGTTGTAACCTAACTACATTAATGGATGATAGTATTGAAGGTATTAATGCTACTCTAGATAAGATTGCTCATGGGTCTAAAGAAGGTTCTGGTATTGGTCTTTGTATTGATAGACTTAGGAGCTCTAAGAGCATGGTAAGTAGCTTTAAAGGTTATGCTGGTGGTGTTGTTAGATTTGCAGATATGGTACAATCTAAAATGAGATTCTTTAAGCAAGGTAATAGGTCTGGTAGCTGCGCATTATACTTATCAACATGGCATAAGGATATTTTATCATTTTTAGAATTAAGACTACCAATCGGTGAAGAACTAAATAGAGCTAGAGATTTATTTACAGCTGTTACTATAGACGATGTCTTTATGGATGCTTTAATAAATGGTAATAAATATTATTTATTTTGCCCTAACGATATTAAAAAAGCTGGGTTAAAACCATTTTATGAGATTCACGGTGAAGAGTTTAGAGAAACTTATAACGAAGCGGTTGAATTAGGTTTAGGTGAAGAAATAGAACCTAAAAAAATATGGGATGCAGTTATTCGTTCTCAGGTTGAGAGTGGTACACCATACACCTTCTATAAAGACAATGCTAATAGAAGAAATATGCAAGATAATATAGGTATTATTAATCAAAGTAATCTTTGTATAGAAATTATGCAAGCAAGTAAACCCACATATACACCACAATGTACTTTAGCTTCAGTAAACCTAGCTGAACATGACAATCTTAAAACTATTGCTAAATCTGTAAAGGTTTTGGTTAGAGCTTTAAACAAAGTAATTGACAATAATAAATGGTCTGATGAGTGGAGTAAGAACGCTGGCGAAGACCAGAGAGCGATTGCTGTAGGTGTTGCTGGTTTAGCAGATTTCTTTGCTAAGAAAAAGATTTCATTCGAAAGTGAGGAAGCTAATAAATGGAATGAAGAGATATTTGAAACAATGTATAAATCTGCTGTTGAAGAAAGTATGTTAATAGCTAATGAGGATGAAAGTAATTACCCAGCATGGGAAGGTAGCAAATACTCTAAAGGTGAAACATATATTAAAGGTTGGTCACCATTAGAAGAAGGGGAACCAATACCAATGAAGAACTCATTATTACTAGGTCTTATGCCAACAGCTTCAAGTGCTATATTACTAGGTGCCTTTGAGTGTTTTGAACCTGTAACTTCAAATATTTTTACAAGAATGGTTGGTGACGGTGAATTTATTGTAGTAAATAAGTATTTAGCTAGAGAACTAGATGAATTAGATTTATGGACTGAAGGGATTAGAGACCAGATAGTAGCTAATGAAGGGAGTGTGCAAGATATCCAAGAAATTCCAGAAGATATTAGATATAGATATAAAACCGTATGGGAAGTACCACAAAAAGTATTGTTAGACTTATCTATTTCTAGGAACAAATACATAGACCAATCACAGAGTCTTAATGTTTACCATAAGGATGCTAAATACAGTAAAATATCAAGCGCCTTAGTTTACGCATGGAAAAATGGTCTTAAAACTGGTTCTTACTATACTAGAACAGAATCAAAACTAGGTAAAAACAAAAAACTATCAGCATCTGAGAACACTGTAGCTAACGCACCATCAAGACCAGAGAACTCAATGTTCGTTTGTGCTGGTGGGGGTTGCGATGCGTGAGGCTGTGAAGCTTAAATTTTTTAGGGCGTGATGCCCACTTTTACATAAAAAATTAAAGGGGATTTCGAAAGATTTCCCCTTTTTTCTTTTTATAGGTCTATTTATTTTTCAAAAATTTTTATTATCATATTTATCTATAAAGCAATTGTTATGGCTCAAAAAGGTAAATTTATTAATATAGCGTTCCCATTTAAAGAAAGTAATCGAGGTGATTTCATATTATTAAACAATGATGACAACAAGGCAATTAAATCTGATTTAATGCATTTGATTCTAACCAGAAAAGGTGAAAGGTTATATTTACCAGACTTTGGTACTAATTTATTAAAGTTTATATACGAACCGAACGATAGTATAACTCAAAACGATATAAAAAATGAAATAACAGATACGGTAAAAAAATATTTACCAAACCTACAAATAAATGAAGTTATTGTTGAGCCTAGTGAAGACAACGTATATCATGCTAAGGTTAGAATTGACTATACAGTAACAGAAGGTGTGTTCCAAGAAAAAGACTTCATTATTATAGAAATTTAAAATAGTTATTATGGCTAAAAAAATTAATTATTATAGCAGAAATTTTGCTGATGTAAGAACAGAATTAATAAATTTTGTTAAAGAATATTACCCAGACACATTTAATGACTTTAATGACGCTTCAGTTGGTATGATGTTATTAGAATTAAATGCGGCTGTTGGTGACATGCTATCATTTAATACAGATAGAATGTTTCAAGAAACCCAAATAGATTTTGCTCAGGAAAGAAGTTCAATTCTTTCTATGGCTAGAACATTTGGTTTAAAAATACCAGGAAAAAGACCATCTGTAACTATAGTAGATTTTTCAGTAAAAGTCCCTGTTCTTGGTGACACATTTGATGTTTCTTATTGTCCATTATTATCTATAGGTACTCAAGTTAGCGGTGCTGGTAAAATATTTGAAACAAATGAAAGTATTGACTTCTCATCACCATTTACAACAGGAGGAATACCAAATAGGTTAGTAATACCAAATGAAGATAACAACGGTAATATTGTTAATTATACAATAACCAAAAGAGAAATGGTTGTAAATGGTACAACAAAAATATTCACTAGAACTATAAGTAGTTCAGATGTTAGACCATTCTTTGAAACTATATTACCAGATAATGACATACTATCTATTAATTCAATAGTAACACTTGAGGGTACTAATTACACAACAGTACCAGTTACAGGTCAATTTTACGATGAAGACCTTAGATGGTACGAAGTAAGCGCACTAGCTGATGATATAGTTTTTATACCTGACAATACAAAATTAAGTGATAACTCAACAGTAAAACCTGGTAAATTTAAAAGAGTTGACCAAAGATTTATAAGTGAGTATACAGACAATGGTTTCACTAAGATAATATTCGGTGGAGGTTCTGAAGATATATCAGCACTTTGTGATTTTGATATAAATAAACAATTAGTTGGTAGAATAGGTGATTTTATAAACAACACTTCTTTAGGTCTAACTGTAAGTGCTAACAAAACTATGTTTGTGTCCTATAGAGTAGGTGGTGGAAAAGAAACAAATATAGGTCCAAACACAATAAAAAGTGTAACTAAAAAGGAAATGTTTGTTAATGGTAGTAACCAAAATATAAATCAGCAAGTTACAAATTCACTAACTGTTAATAACCCATTACCAGCTATAGGTGGTAAGGATGAACCAAGTGTTGAAGAGCTAAGAAACCTAGTTAGATATAATTTCGCATCTCAAGAAAGATGTGTAACAATTGAAGATTATAAAACAAGAATAGCTTTAATGCCTGGAGAATTTGGAATTCCTTTTAGGAATAATGTTATGGAAGAGCAGAATAAAATTAAAATATATACTTTAACTTTAGATAATGACTCTAAATTAAGTACTAAATCAACCTCAACATTGAAACAAAATATAGCTACTTACTTATCAGACTATAGAATGCTAAATGATTATATAGAGGTTGATAACGGTACAGTTTATAATCTTGGTTTTGAAGTTGATTTATTTATCGATAAACAATTTTCACAATCAGAAATAATAACTGAATGTATTAGTAATATAACAGATTATTTCCAAATAGATAAATGGGGTATGGGTGATAATATATATGTTGCTCAGTTAATAGAAAATATAAATAATGTTCCAGGAGTTTTAAATGTTATTGATTTAAGGATTTATAACAAAGTTGGTGAAGGTAAATACTCATCAAATGAAATATCACAACCATATATTGATAATGCAACAAGACAAATTGATTTATTAGGTGAATATACACTTTATGGTGACCCTATCGGAATGTTTGAAATAAAATACCCAGAAACTGATATTAAAGTTCGTGTTAAGTAATAATTAATAATTGTTCACTTTGATATTAAAAACGTTATAATTAATTATATAAAAAATAAATTATGGGTTGTAATTGTAAAAACAAAAGTAAAGTAAAAGGGTTAAATCACGTTGATGCTGAGTACCTAAAAGAAAAATATCCGATTATTGCTAAACCAACAATCTTTTTATTTAAGGTTATAGCTTTTATATTATCATCAATAACAGTATCATTAATTGTTTTACCTATAGGTATTTATATTAGTTTTAAAATGGCCTTCGGTAGTGGAGAAATTAATATAACTAATAAATTAATGGAAATAGGTAAACGTCTAAAAGCTAAAGATGATGAGCATGATGATGACGATGATGACGATGATGACGATGATTACAATGATGATGACGAATTAGTACTTGATTATTCTCAAATTGAATTATTAAATGATGAAAAATAATAAAAAGTAAATATGTCTAATAATATCAGGTTAAAAACCACACCTGGTGGTGGGGATAAAAATATTAACGTCTCAATAAGTCAAGACTTTGATTTTATTGAGATACTGTCGTTAAAAATATCTCAAGACGAAGCATACAGAAGGTTTAGTTCTGATTATGGTGTTATTGTAGGTAGGGTAATAGTAAACAATGGTGTTGGTGTACCAAACGCAAAAGTTTCAGTATTTGTACCAGTAGATGATGATGATAAATTAGACCCAGAGATATTTGGTTTATATCCGTATGAATTTATTACAGACAAAGATTCTGAAGGAGATTCATATAGTTTACTATCCTCAAGTAGGAATGGAAATGATGAGTGTCATGTTAGTGTAGGTAAATTTACCTCAAAAAGACAAATACAAGATAATCCAGAAAGTGAAGAAATATATTGTAAATATTATAAATTTACAACTACAACAAACAATTCTGGTGATTATATGATATTCGGAGTACCGAATGGTTCACATAACATCCATGTTGAAACTGATTTATCAGATATTGGAATACTTAGTCAAAAACCATACAACATGATTAGTGAGGGCTCAAGCCCAAATCTATTTAGGTCACCAAACCAATTTAAGGATTCCAAAGAAAGTTCTGCACCAATGCAGAATAAAAGAATTTCACCAGTTTCAGTTAATGTAATACCATTTTGGGGAGATAAAGAACAATTCGAGGTTGGTATAACAAGATTAGACGTTGACTTATTAATAAATATAACACCTACAGCCCTGTTCATGGGTTCAGCGTTTACCGATAATGAAAAAAATAGTATAAATAAAAAGTGTAGACCTAGAAAAAAATTAGGTAAAATGTCAGAATTAATTACTGGGGCTGGAACTATAGAGATGATTAGAAAATCTAAAACGGGTTCAGTAGAATTTTTAGATGTTAACGGAGGGCAATTAATTGATGAGAATGGAGTATGGTGTTACCAAGTTCCTATGAATTTAGATTATAAAATAACTTCAGAATCTGGAGAATTAATATCGTCACCAGATGGTAAAAGTGGAATTCCAACTAGAGCTGATATTAGATTTAGAGTTGGTATGGAGGTTAATGGTACTGAAGGAAGATTAAGAAGGAGAGCAAAACACTTAATCCCACATAACCCAACAAGTTACGATGATGCTGATTATACTTTTGGAACCACAACTAAGTCTACTAGTTTTAAAAGTCTTTATTGGAATAAAATATATACAGTAAAAAACCATATAGCCAGGGTACAACCCAATAAATCAGTTGAAAATAGAAATTTTATAGGTATTAAAAACATTGATGATGCGGAAAGTAATAACCCATTTCCATTTAATAAGTTTGACTCAAAAGGTAATCCATTATTCTTTATTATAATGGCTATATTAAGCACAATAGCCTTTTTAGTTTGGTTTTTAAATAGAAGTATTATTTATGCATTAAATGTATTTTTAATAGTATTTGTTAAACTAGTCTGGGGTATAAAAAAAATAGTTTGTGGGTTATCACATTTATTTTCAAGTAGTAAAGCAGCCCAATGTAGGTGCTGTGGTTTAATCGATATAAGTAATGGTACACAGGGTAATCAAGACTGTTGTGATGATAATTCTAATTGTGATAATAATGATTGTAAGGAATTTGAAGCCAAGGCAATTATACCTTACATTAAAATGAACTGTAACGGTGATAAGTATTTTTTATGGAAAGCAGAACTAGGTCAAACAGGTGTTTGTAGTGATTTAGGTACCGCTGGTGGTCAAAGAAGAGATTGTCAAGAATCAAACCCACCATGCGTATCAACATCAGTTAATAAGTATCTAGAATGTAATGCAGTTCAGATAGGTGACGCTTTAAATGTTTTTAAATTTGATTTTTATAATGATTGGGTTAATGGTACATTATATTTGTTCTTATTAAAATACAAATACAAAAAAAATGGTAAAGAATTTTTCTGTGATGTAGATTGTGATAATGATTCGTTAGGTGATTATAACGATGATAATAATGCTGATAATAATTGTAGAAAAAACCATATTGTAGATAACTGTACTTCAGCATTTCCGCAACTAGAAGATGATGGTCTAGGAAACGAAAATTACAGTAATAGTAAAAAAACAGATTTAATTGAAGAAGGTTATATAAAAAGAGGTGTTGACGGTGAACTATACTATTCAGTATACTCTAGAACTAATAACTATAAATTATTTGCCACTGATATAGTTAGTCTTGGTGGTATAAATGAAAATGATTGGCAAGGTGAACCTCAAATATATAAATCCCTTATTAATTCAACATATGATTTACCGCCAAATGTTGATGAAATAGACGAGGAAACTCCGTCTATAGTTGATGTTGCTGGACTTACTGGTAGAGATAATTTAATATTTAGCTGGGCATTTGTATGGCAAGGTACATTTTCAATAACAGCATCATTAGATAGTAGACAATGTAATAATATAAAACGAATTTGTGAATTAGGAATAGGTCTAGATGAAGAGAGAACTGATGAAGGTTTAGGTGCAGCTGATGGAATAATAAATAATAATGATGTTGATAATCCATTTACTAGAGGTTTATTTACACATGTAAATTCACAAACAACGACTAATAATATTAATTTAGTGTATATAGACTCAATTAATAGTGGTGTAAATCAAAGTAATAGTCAAAATTATGAATACTCAAATTATGGTGATTTCAGAAATGTTGATAAAAAAAATGTTTGGCAATATGATAATTCATATTATTTTTATTTTGGTTTAAATGGTAATAATACAGCTTTAACAAAACTAGTTAGAGACTTTTTAACTCCTTGTATAGTTGAAGTAGATAATGATTTCCAATGCATCTCAAATACAATAGTAAGTGATGGTGCTAGTAATATACCAACAGGTTCAATTACCGTTGATATAATAGGTGGTGTAACCCCATTAAACTACACTTGGGATGGTCCAGAA